AAGAGATAGTTTTGCAGCTGATAAAGCTGCCGATCCTGTTGTTTGGTCTGTTGGCGATGTTGTGGCTGAGATTGGTTCATCAATTCCTAATGAGCCACCTGCGTGCCAGCATGGGCATATTCTCAAAGAAGGAATCTCTAAAGGAGGCAAGCCTTATTATGGATATGTTTTGTGTGGGAATTAACGCCCTTGTATCTACGCCAACGCCAGTTCAATAGTTTGCTGGCAATATAATGATTGTGAATAACATATTTGATCCGCTTATCTGTTTTGCCAGCAATGCGTATTTGATCGGCTAGGTAAGCAGATATGCCCTCAGCCTTGCCAAGATCAGCTGTAATGTCTATTGCACAAACCTCACCCGAAGGCAAAGCGTTGTGATCTGATTTTAGTTTTGAATGCCGTTCGTCTGAAATCCAACCATCTGATTTTCTAGATCTATCAGGAAAACAATCATCAATTTGCTCCCGCAATTGAACAGCTGCTTTAGATAGGTAAGGCTTCATTAGGCAAGTAGAAGTTTTGCTTCGTCCTCAGTAATGCCTAAACGATCAAGCAATGCCGCTTTGGCTCCAGCCTTCGCTTCGGCTTCGGCTTTTTGTGCCACAAAATCTGTTGCGTCTTTTTCTCTTTGTGCTAATTCCTCAGGTGTTAAATCTCTTAAAGTAATCTCGCCAGTTTCGCAATTGTGTTCTTGAATAAACATTATTTCACCCCATATAGTTTGTAAGTTCCACCTGCAAAAGTTGTCGTGGTGTTTCCGTAAGTTATTCTATTAATTGCAGCAGGAGTTGTATTAAACCAAGCAAATGTATTGGTTTGAACAACATTTGCTTCAAAATTATTATGCGTCGCATATACATATTTTGGCCCATTTGTATCAGTATAATTTGGGATTCTAATTATTGAGGTATGTTTGCTGCCAGTATCCTCGTTTGCCCCTACAACGGCATAAGTGGTTTGATAATATCTTCCACTAAAAAAAGCCGAAGCATCTTGCCCAGTATAAAAACCTGAATAATTGCTGCCGCTGTCATTGTTAAGACGAATAAAACTGTTATAGCCAACACCACTTGTTAAATCAACACCATTGATAAACAAAACAAGTTCATAATATGAACCTGAAATGCTTGTTAAATCAAAACCTGTTGAACTTGCAGCAAGTGAGCCTGAGGCTAATTCAGTCCAACCGCCAGCACTTGCAGCAGTTCCCCACTCAGGTGCAGTTGCACCAGAATTAACTTTTAATACTTGACCAGCAGTTCCAATGCCTAATCTTGCAACAGTATCGGCAGCAGTTCCATAAAGTAAATCTCCTGCTGTTGTAATAACATCGGTAGTCGGATCAACTGCCCATTTCAATCCTGTTGCTTGTGTGCTGTCTGCAACTAAAACTTGACCATTTGTTCCAACCGCTAGTCTTGCTGGAGTATCGGCTGCTGATGCACCAATTAAATCTCCCTTAGCATCAACAATTGCATTTTGAATTGCATTGCTGTCATCTTGGGCAACCCAAGTAAAATCCATATCTGTTCCAGTTGCTTTACTTAATACTTGACCAGTTGTTCCACCTTTAAGATCAACTAAAGAAGTGTCAATGGCTGAACCAAGTGTGCGGATAGCAGCTGCGCCATCTTTAACCAGATCTGTGTCGTCCGGTGTTTCCCAATTAAAATTTGTTGTGTTTGCCATATTAGGCTACTGCTCCAATCGCATTTTCCCATGTAAGTGTACCACTTAGAGTGTTCCAAGCCTCTGAGGCTGATACCTGATCCCATTGAACTGCAACTTGGGAAAACTCGATCGGACTCAAATTTATGGTTAAGAATAATTCGTTGAATCTCGTACTCCAACGCCAGCCTTCAACATATCCCTCAAACTGTAAAGTTGGGGCTATCTGAACAGGCAAGTCTGTTATTCGCATTGGCTGACCTACAAAGATTTGCAACAAAGCATCTCGGTCAGAATCGTCAATGGCTGAGTTAGTCAATGGAAATGTAATGCTGTCAAATAAGGCTCTTGGATAGGATCTAAGGCTAATAAAGCGATTAGCCACAGCTTGTGCATCGGTAGCATCATGCAAGACTGTATTTAAGGTTTCACCTCGATAACCAAAGGTTGCAATGCTAGTTAGATCAATTGCTGTTTTTTGTGATCCATAATTATTGCCATAATTAAGGATAATCTCGTTTCGAACATCTGCACCTCTAGTCAAAACCTTTAATCCTGCTCCAATAGCGGTATTCGCTGAAATCTCTGTGTATCCATTATTGGCTAGATAATTCTGTCTGTGAGTTGTGTCAGCATAAGATATGCGTCCTTCGTTGTCCTCGTATAAAACACCAAGTGCGCTGTTGGCGATAAGACTTGCAATGTTGTAAGTGGTGTCAGGATCAGCGGTTCGGTTTTCAAGTTCATAAACTCCTGGGCGATCAATTTCGCCAAGCCCTACATTTTCAGCGTTTGCCCAAGTTGTTGTTGCATCATAGCCAGACCAAGTTTCAGCTGCTGGCACTTCATTCCAATTGTTTAAGAATAACTCTGAAAGCAATTCATAGATCTGGTCGCCATCATCATCTTGAGCCAAAGTGCCTTCATATATTATTTTTGGCAGTTTAGCCAATGAACCTAATGCAAGAATTGTATAACTGAAGGTTTCAGCAATACCGCTTGCGGTTGCAACTTCGGTTGTGATGTCTGTGATGTTGCCACCAAATAAGGTTCGATAAACATTTGTGCTGTCTTTGACTTGTAGGGTTAGCCCATCATTGACTTGCAAATTATAATTTTCATTATTTAAGGCGACCAATTCAATTTGCAGATAAGATGGATTGGGTTGGGAATAAATATCCTCACGACCAGCCTGATGGGCAATGTCTGAAATTGCTACATTTGTGTATTCAACTCCATTAACTGTTAATTTATATTCGGGAGTAAATACAGTCATTATCCGCCCTTGATACCGTTGTTATACAGCTGTGGAATTGATCTTGATGCGCTGTTGTTCAATACCTTTGCAACCGCTCTTGCAGCACCTTCACTATCGACCGCTTGAACTGAAATGTTATTAACTGTCGTGCCAGCCCTTGCAGCACCTGATGCTAATTGAGCAGCGGTAGCAGGTTGAGCATTAGCCACCGCAGAAGCTGCTTGACCAAATGGAGTTCCAACAGCGGTTGATGCGCCTATTGGGCTGATGTTTGGCAAAATCGGAATTGCATTGTATCGAGCGATCAAAGCATTAATGGCAGCAATAGCAACATCCACAGATGTTTGAATTGCAGATATAACTTTTCCAATAACATCAACAACCCCACCTGCAATAATTCCAACAGTTTTTAATGCAGCACCTAAAGTATTAACTAAAACTGGAACCACAATTTGTGTGATGAATGTGGCAAAAGCATCAAAGGCTGCTTGGTTGTCTTTGATGGCTTGCTTGATCGGATCAAAATATGTGGCAAATTCTTGTAGTCTAGGAATAACCTGATTAATAATGAGATCAACAAATCGCTCAATAAATGGAAGTAAGCGATAACCAATTTCCTCTTTGGCTTCCTCAAATGCTTGCTTCAATCGATCAATTCTGCCTTGGAATGTTTCAGCATTTGCAGCTGCTGCACCACCATAAAGATTGCTTAATGCTTTTGTAGTTTCGGTAAAGTCCATGGCTTTAGCATCGGCTTGAGTTATACCAATGCCAAGTCTTACTAATCTTGTATCTTGTCCTTCATAAGCCTTAGATAATGCTTCAACTACTGAATTAAGATCCTTGCCAGATCCTTTTGAAATATCAATTGCAAGTGTTAATAATTGTTGAGATTTAGTTGCATCCTTTGTTGATACAGATAATCTCTGGAATGATGCTCTTAAATCATTATCCGTTATGCCTGTGGCTAATTGTGTTGATCGGATATATTCCTCAGTAGCCTTAATTTGGGCATCAGTAGCCCCTGTGGCGGTGCGTAGAGCAGCAGCCAACCTCAACTGTGCTTGTTCATCCTCAATCGCTGATTTGACCCCATCAACGGCTAATTTGATGCCATAGGCAGCGGCAGCAGCAGCAGCAACAGCAAATGCAGCAGCAGCCTTTTTTCCAAAATCTGCAATCTTGCTTGCATTGGTTTCAACGGCTTTATCAGCTTCGCCTAACTTCTTTTTTAAGTCATCAACATCGGCAAGGATTGATAACTTTAAGGTGCGATTACCGGTAGCCATTAGACCCATTCCTTAAT